TTGCGATGTAGACCATAAGCATATATTTTGGGGAAAAGATGAAAAGAAAGATGAAAAAGAAACTTACATACAACCAGTTAGCAGACTATATCCAACAGTTAGAGCTGCAAGTAGATAACCAACAGAGGGCTATTTACGATGTATCTTCATTGCTGCAGGAGTATGTAACAATGCGTAAAGATGTAGGTAAATTGCAGAAACACCTGCAAAAGCGTTTAGGATCTACTTCCCAGATTCCGACTCGCTGGTCGGTATTTCTTAAGTACTGTAAAACCAGCTACTTAGAACTGAAAAAAAAACTTGCATCATATCTATAAGACCTAGTAAACTACTACTAGTAACTATGCTTAATATAAAGGAGGTTGCATGAAGGTTTATAACTTAACTATTGTTTTTGATGATAACACAGACGAGGTAGAGTATATCGAAGAGAGTGTTGATGTGATTCAAAAGGAGGTTGATTACTTTCAAGCTATAGCAGATGACAAATATGAAGTATCAACAACTTTAGATATATTAAGACAGGTTAAAGACAAGGCTAAAGCCTAAAGAACTTTATTCGACTCGCCTATCGACGAGCCGAGTAATTAATTTTAATCACAGTTATTACCTCGACTGTTAAGCGACTCACGAAGTGAGGAGTAAGGAGAGGTTATAACAAAGGGATATGAGAGAGTATAAAGTAAATGGACTTGCCCATCGTGTTTACGATGAGGATGACGAGCTACCTAGCGGCCTGGTAGTCCAAGAAAACTGGAGAAAGGCTGTAATTGGAGATTGGGTTAGAGCAGATGATAACTGCATAATTCAGATACTTCGAAAGGGTGAAATGCTTACTCGGAATAAGGTCAGAGAGTACGTCGGAACTTGCACGGGAACATTCCCTGTCAGGAAGAGCGTAACAATGGACACGAGTAGGCGAGATCACATCTACTCATTTGGCGGTAAGAATCCACAAGAGACTCTCTTGGATCGGACCACAAATAGTAAGCACGAAACCCTATTTATTCAGTATATGGTAGCAGGCCTACCAATGACGGAGGCCTATATGAAAGCATTCCCAACAGGGCAATCTGGCTATGCTACAGAGCGAGCCACTCAGCTTATGAAATTAGAGAGAATAAGGAGTCAAGTGAAGGAAGAACTAAAGCCAGTATTAGAGAAATTAGGCATAGATGACGAGTCTGTATTAAAAGATATACAGTACACATCTAAGAATGCTGAAAAGGAAGATGTGCGCCTGAGGGCGCTTTTTAAACTTAGTGATATATTAGATCTGGAAGATAAAACTTCAACAAAGGTAACCACTGTTACTGGGGCATTATTCCAAGGTTTTACTCCAGATAAATTAGAAGAGGCAGAAAGACCACAGCTAAAGGAAGGAGATAAAGATGCCTGATAGTAAGGATAATATGACGCCCATGAAAGGGAAAAGTTTTACAGAGAGATTGACTCTAGACCACAATCTGCCTAGTGCTCTTGCATCCAATGTTGGAAGAGCTATAAGAAATGGCACGGATCCTACTAATACCGCTAAAGGTATGCTTGAAGATCTTAGGGTTGCAGCCGGTTTCGATCTGGGTGATGGTTATGGTGTAGAACTTGAAGGTAAAAACTTTCACAAGTCTAAAGATGGTAACTATAATATTAAATTTACAAAAGATTTTTAAATAGGAGATAAAATAATGCCGATAACAGTAAGCAAGACCGATGATAAAGCTTTTGATGCAATGATGAATAGCTCTCAAACAACAGGTAATCTATACACAGAGTCTTTTTACAATACTAAAGCCACCAGAGATGAGCAGGCCTCTATGGATAGAAAGGCACAAGCATATCTAAAAAGAATGTATCAAGATGATAAGAATGCTGGATTATTTGAAAAGCTTAATTATGACCAGTATATAGGGTCTTTATCACAATCATTCTTCAGGGAGAGGCTGGACTACCCCAAAGACAATGATCCGAGTTATTTTGAGGAGTTTGGAGCTTTCTTTAATGAAAATTATGAAGGTGACTTTGATCAGTTTAGGGATAGTGCTATGAAGTATAGTGATCAAGAAAAGTAAATGGCGAATATTAATGATAATGCTTTTGCTATGATGCAGCATGCTACAGCTGATAAGACGGCTGTAGATCTATTGGGAGATAAAGTAGAAGTAACTAGAGAGGATGTTCATAATATGCTCATGGTGGCTGGCTTTACTCCTGCCATTGGTAATGTAGCTGATGCAGCAGATGCTCTATTGTATGCTGCTGAAGGGGAGTTTGGAGAAGCTGCATTATCCGGAGCTTCAGCTATCCCTATTATCGGACAGTTTGTTGCTGGTAAAAGAGCCTTAAAAGCTGCTAAAGAGGCTGGTGAAGAAATGGTTACAGTGTATAGAGGAGTGCCTACATGGTGGAAAGGTAAGATGGTAAAAGATGGTAAATTTATAGGTGGAGGAAAAAGTGGTAAACATAGTTTTTGGACAACTGATTCTAAGAAATATGCAGCATCTTATGCTAATAGATTAAGTAAAGCTCCAGAATATAGCCATTTAAGGGATTATGTTTTAAAGGGAGAAAAATCTAGACCTAGTATATTAGAATTTGAAATGCCATCTTCTTGGGCTAAAAATAACTTAAGAACTGCCCCTGTTAAACAAGGAGGAGGTTTGACATATATATTTGATGAAGGAATCCCTAAAGAATTTTTAACTAAGGTACACAAGTAGTGGAGGGTGAATGGAATAAGCATAAACCTAGAGCAAAAGGTTACTGAGGATATGTATATGGATTTAAAGTATGGCAAACATTAATACTAGAAATGTATCACAAGCAGAAGAAGAGCTCAAACTTGCAAAGGAAGACATTATTGCTTTTGGTAAGCTATTTCTTCCTGATGATTTTATGCGGTCAGAGACACCTTTTTTCCACTATCAAGTAGCCGATGTTGTTAATGATCTTAATATTAAGCAACTTGCCGTCATACTGCCTAGGGGCCATGGAAAAACCGTATTGACTAAATGTAGTATTATGCATGATTTTTGCTTTGCTTCTGATCCATTATTTTATGGATGGGTAGCAGCGTCTAGCAAGATATCAGTTCCTAATTTAGACTATATAAAATATCACTTGGAATATAATGATAAAGTGCGGTATTATTTCGGTGATCTAAAAGGGAGAAAATGGACAGAAGATGATATCGAACTTAAAAATGGGACTAAGCTTATCAGTAAATCTAACCTTTCAGGTATACGAGGTGGTGCGAAATTACATAAGAGGTACGACCTTATTGTATTGGATGATTTTGAAGACGAGAATAATACCGTTACACCGGAGTCTAGGGCTAAAATTAATAACCTTGTTACGGCTGTTGTATTCCCTGCCCTTGAACCTGGGACTGGCCGCCTTCGCATTAATGGCACTCCCGTTCATTATGATAGCTTCATTAATAATATCTTGGTTAACTATAGTAGATCTAAAGCGGAAGGGAAAGACTTTAGCTGGAAAGTAGTAACACATAAGGCTATACAGGATGATGGTACTCCCCTGTGGCCAAGTTGGTTTGGTCACAAGGAAATGGAGAGAAAAAAGAAATTTTATGCTGATTCTGGAGCTCCTCAGAAGTTCTATCAAGAGTATATGATGGAAGTTCAAAGCGCAGAAGATGCAATATTTACTAGAAATCATATTAAGTATTGGGAGGGAAGTTTTGTACATGATAAAGAAACTGGGGTGTCTTTTCTGCATACCGCTGAGGGTGATGTTAAGCCTCTTAACGTTTTTACGGGTGTTGATCCCGCTACAGATTCTACTCGTAGGGATAGCGACTTCAGCGTTTTACTTACTGTTGGTGTTGATCCAGATAACAATGTGTATGTTTTGGACTATATTCGCAAGCGTAGCCTCGCTGTTCTCGGTATACCCGGAGATGGCAAGAAGGGAATCGTTGATTACATGTTCAAGCTTAATGACATCTTTCATCCTGGCTTGTTCACAGTCGAAGATACTACAATGTCTAAGCCAGTTTTTCAAGCGCTTATGGCAGAAATGCGTAGACGTAATGACTTTTCGGTTAAGTACATTGCTGAAAAACCAGGCAATAGAATGTCAAAACGCGACAGGATTCAAGAAATACTTGCGCAAAGGTTTTCAATCGGTTCGGTACACATTAAGAAAGATATGTATGATCTTCAACGAGAAATTATAACTTTCGGTCCTAGAATGGGTCATGATGATACTATAGATGCATTAGCATATGCATGTAAGTTTGCACATCCACCTAAGGGTGTTAAGCAAAATAAAAAGGGAGAGTACTATAAACATAAACCAAAAGCTAAACATTGGGTAACAGCATGATAAAACTTATTGTATTTGCCACTATGATTAATGGAGAACCACAGATCGTAGAAGGAGCATTATTTAACGAGCATGACTGGGAGTATGTAATTGAGGCACGTAGACGCGGGGGAAAGGGTCAAAAGGGGAGACGACGTGGTGGGAACGGATTAAGATGAGTAATAATAGAGCAACGAATTGGGAGGTTGACCAAACATTTGACCCTACTGAAATTTATAACGAGTTAAAGAGTTCATATGCAAATGTATATAGTAATTTAGATGAGTCTGAGATTGATGATTATTTAGATAGGATAGCTTTTCATGAAAGTAAAGGAGAAGCTGGGGCAGTTCAACAGGTTAATGATAAGTATGGTAAGGACGGCAATGTTATAAGTTATAAGGATGGACCTGGTAGAGGGCTCTTTCAATTTGAAATAGGAGAAGATCAGGGGGCACAAATAGCTAAGCAAAGATTCTACAATTACTATAAGAGCCAAGGGAATGATGCTATGATGAAACTTGCAAAAAGTCTACCAGATGACTTTTCAAAAATATCTCCAGATATGCAAAAAGCACTGTTTATGACAAACATGATGGCTATACCCAATAGAGGCGAGGGACATGTCGCAGCAAACCTATCTGAAGTAAAGAAACATGGAGACCAGGGGCTAGAAGACTTCTGGATTAATTATCATTGGGCTGGATGGAAAACAGATCCAGACTCTATAGTAGATAGGCGAAAGAGCTGGAAGAGAGATAATAAAATTTATAACCAGAGGGCATTAGATTAATGGGACAAAAGAAAGATAAAACAGCAGAGAGGGTAAAGACGTTATTTCACAGATCCAATAGTGGAACCAGAATCGATTGGGAGACTGTAAATCAACAGGGATACGATTTTGCTAACGATAATCAGATGAGTGCTGCAGAAAAGTTAGCATTAGAAGAACAAGGTATGCCTACATTTACAATTAACAGAATAACGCCTGTAGTAGAGATGCTGAACTTCTACGGTACTGCTAACGATCCTAGATGGCAAGCAGTTGGCTCAGAAGGATCTGATGTAGATGTGGCAGCAGTATTTTCTGATATGGCTGATTATATATGGTACAATTCAGATGGTCCTGCTATATATGGCAATACTATAAATGATGCTATTACCAAAGGCTTAGGGTATATGCTTATAACTGTGGATAAGGACGCAGATAATGGTATGGGTGAGGTTATAATAGAACAACCAGATCCATTTGACATATTTGTAGACCCAAAGTCTAGAGATCTATTGTTTAGAGATGCTTCTTATGTTCTTATTAGAAAGGTGCTCCCAAAGAGCCATATTGCAGAGCTCTTTCCCGAATTCAAGAATAAGATAAAGAAAGCGTCATCTAGTGAGAGTCAAGACTTTTCCTATACTCAAAAAGCATTGGGTAAAGATCAGAAAGATTTCACGTATAAGGATATACCTGCATCAGAGGGAATTGATCCAAAAACAGGAGAGCACGAAGAGTTTCTAGAGCTATTCGAATTATGGGAAAAGAAAAGTGTTTCCTATATCAATGTATTCTACCAGGATCAGCCTACTCCAGAGCAATTAAAGCAGATAAAGGAACAAGTCGCAGTACAAATGGAGGAGCTGAAGGCTGAAAAGGATGTTGCATTACAAGAACAGACAATACAATTAGACCAGGCTGTACAATCTGGACAAATGATTCAAGCTAGATATGATCTAGAGATGGAAAAGATGCAGAAGGCTAATGAAGAAGAGTTAATGATGGCAGAACAGCAGATGACTTCCGAACTTGTTGGTCAGATACAGCAAGTTAGAAATCAGGTTGTTACAGAGAGTGAGTATGATATCTTGGTTAAGGATCCAAGTTTTGCTAAAATGGTTATAGAGGTTATTCCCTTTCACAAGCAAAGAATGACTCAGACATGTGTAGTAGGGGATAAGACATTATACGAAAAAGAACTCCCAGATACAATAACACAATATCCATTGGTACCTTTTCATTTTAAGTGGACAGGCACACCTTATCCTACATCAGCGGTGTCACCACTAGTTGGCAAACAAAGAGAACTGAATAAAGCTCATCAAATAATGGTACATAATGCTTCTCTAGGATCCTCTCTTAGATTTATGCATGAAGAAGGTTCTATAGATACTGGTCATTGGGAAAAATATTCAAGTTCGCCAGGAGCATTATTACCTGTGCGGCCAGGAGCAACTCCACCAACTCCAATTTTGCCAGCACCATTAGCTAATGCATTTTTTCAAATTGTAAATGAAGGCAAGGGAGATATGGAATACTTGGCTGGTATATACTCCTCTATGCAAGGTGATGTCTCTGGACAGCATGATACATACAGGGGTATGCTAGCACAAGATGAATATGGTACTCGTCGTGTAAAGCAATGGATGAAGAATGTAATAGAGCCAGCATTAAAGCAAGTAGGTCTAGTGGTAATGGAATATTCCCAGGCTGTATACACAGCCCATAAGGTATTTAGGATAATACAACCTAGTGCGCTACAAGAGCAGAGAGAAGTAGAGATAAATGTTCCTATGTATAATGACCTGGGAGAAGCTATTGGTAAGTATCATGATTATGCGGCAGCTAAATTTGACATAAGGATAGTCGCAGGATCTACATTACCTGTTAATAGATGGGCATATCTTGCTGAGCTAAAAGAGTTGCTGCAATTTGGGGTAGTTGATGATATAGCTGTATTAGCTGAAACAGATATAAGAAACAAAGAACAAATAGCTAAAAGGAAAACATTATATGCACAGTTATCGGGGCAAGTTGAACAGTTATCTGAGGCGATCAAGGATAAGGACGGCACGATTGAAACCCTTGAAAGACAACTTGTACAAGCTGGTATTAAAGGCAAAGTCATGGCAGCCGAAATGGAAATCAGTAAACAGAAGGCTGAAGTAAAGGCTGAGACAAAAGATATTTATAGAGATACTAAAGCAAAGCAAAAAGTTTTACAGGCTAACATGGCTGCAAAAGCAGATACAGAAAATACAAAATTGGGCTTAGGAGTCCAACAGGCGATAAAAAATGCTGAAATAAATGCAAAAAAAGACTTGCAGGGTAATAATAATTCGTCGTAAGTTACAAACTAACATAATAAGGAGAGTATGATGGACAATGAAAATAACACAGGCAACCCTTCGAATGAAGGCTCCAGTGAGAATTTCTTTGCAGCGCTAGAAGAGGATGTAAACAGCGCTATACAAGAAGATACATTTGAAGAAACACCCACTGAGGTAACCCCTCCAAAAAGTGACCCTGAACAGGCAACTCACGAAACGGAAGGCTCCAATACCGCTAAAAGCGATGTGGACTGGGAAAAGCGTTACAAAGATTCATCACGGGAAGCTCAGAAAATGCATAATGAACTTTCTGGATTGAAACCCTTTGTACCCGTTTTAAACGCGATGAAAAACGATAGTGGACTTGTAGATCATGTACGAGGATACTTAGAGAATGGAGGTGCTCCTCCTAAGTCTATTACTGAAAGTCTTGGACTTGACGAAGAGTTTGTTTTTGACCCTGATGATGCTGTAAAGAATCCAGACTCGGATTCTGCTAAAGTATTTGAAAGGAGCGTAGACACTATAGTCAATGATAAGGTTAATAAGTTGCTACACCATCAGCAAGCTCAAAATAATGAAGCTGCTGCTGAAAGGGCAAGACTGACTGAGGAAGCAGAGTTTAAAAAGGCTAATAATATGACAGATGATCAATTCTCATCTATGATGGAGAAGGCTGATAAGCATGTTATGACTTTGGATGACTTACATCTTCTAGTAAATAAGGATCAAGTTAAAGCGAATACAGCTACTGCAACCAAAAAAGACATGGTTCAGCAGATGAAAAATGTTCGCAACATTCCTACAAGTGCAAGTGGAGCCAACAGCGCCAAAGGAAGCGACAAATCATTTGAAGATAGTGTATTTGACGCAATCAATGGTTCTGATGATAACATAGATAACCTGTTCGGGTAGCACTCTTTATATAGAGCCCTCTATTCGAACTTCAATGAAAGGAGTTTAGCTTATGGCTGACTTATTTAAACTGGGTGATTTTGAAGAAGCCACCGCCCCAAATAATCCTGGTGCGGGTTCTGGCAATTCAGCCACCCTTCTAACAGGCGCGTTACGTCGGAAATACAATTTCGGTGATCGTGTGTCTGAGCTCAATGTAGCACAGGACCCTTTTTTTCGGTTCCTGAGCAAGGTGAGCAAAAGACCGACTGACGACCCTGTATTCAAATATACCGAGCGCAGGCCTTCATGGCATAAGCGCTATGCATATGTAGAGTTCTTAGGAGCTTCTACAGGACCAAGTTCATTACCTGCAACTATGGATAACTTCGAGAGCAAGGGTGATGTTTGGTATGCAAAGATGGGTTGTGACTATAGTAACCAAGGTAACCTGCAAAATATTTTGGGTCAATCTGTGGCCCATGATTTAGGTGCAACCAATACTAAACCTAACTTTTTCTTAGTTGGGCAAGTAGTTAAGTTCCCTACGGCACCTGCCGCTGGTGGAATGGATTATGTTACCGCAAGAGTGGAAGCTATCGATGAGACTACTGTAGCAGAATATACAGAGTTGAAGCTAGTAACCATCAAAGGATGTCTTTCAGATGACGTTCCCAAAGGAGTTCCAACTTCTGTAGCTACAGGAGCAGGTACAACTACAGAGAGCGAAGAAGCATTGGCACCTTATAAGTGTTACGTAATTGGTTCAGCTTACGAAGAAGGCTCTGGGTATCCCGATACATGGAAAGACCAACCCTGGTCAACCCAGTATGGACAAACTCAGATCTGGAAAACTGCAATGGCAATGACTAATACTGCTCGTGCAACCTCACTTAAGTATAACTCAAATGAGTGGGCACGTGTTTGGAAAGAGCATTTGATTAGTCATAAATGGGATATCGAACAGTCTTTATTGTTTGGATCTAAAGTGTCTAATAGTGATATCAATTACACTCAGGGCGCTGTAGATTATTGCACAAACTATGGCAATATCTTTAGTCTAGACATTAATACTAAGACAGCTGATGATTTCCTAGATGATCTGTCTGGTTATATGGATCCTCGTTATGCATCACAAAGTCCGACAGTTTACTTCTGTCCAACTAGTGTGTATAACTGGCTACATAAACTTGGTGGTTACTTTAAGAATAATCTAGAAGTTTCCTCCCAGTTCCGTGCAGACATTGCAATGACTGGTAAGAAGAAGGTTTTTGGTGTTGATATTAGCACATTTAGTACTCCCTATGGAGATATTAATGTCGCTCGTAACATTCATCTTGATGGAACAGATATCAAGCTCTTAGGAATTGGTATGAAGAACTGTGCATGGAGACCTCTTAATGGTAATGGCGTTAACCGTGATACTTCAGTATACGTTGGTGTTCAAACACTTGAAAACAGCGGTATTGATCGTCGGGTTGACTTAATCTTAACTGAAGGCGGAATGGAATGGTCTATGCCAGAATCCCATGCCGTCTGGAAATAGGAGGTAGATTATGAAACATCCAATGTATGGATCAGAAGGAAGTATATCTGCCGACATCGCTGATGTAGCAGCCGCAACAGCAGCAGCTAATGATTCAGACTTAACTGAAATCTTAGTTGATGTTGCTGACATTAGAACAAAGTTAAATGCAGTTATTGCAGCTTTGGCTAAATTCGGTGCTATTGATGACGGAAGCTAGGAGGTAGATCATGGCGATATCACAAAAGGTTAGCAAACCAGCGCTTTCGCCACAATGGCAAGCAGCTGTTACGAATCTAACAGGAGATGGTGCTGCTGGAGCAGAGGGTATTACTCTCTGCAGCAAAGCTGGCGTACAGGCTGTATCAATACCAGATGGTTCTTATAATGGCCAGATGATAGCTATTATTGCAAATGGTACTGGAACTAAGACTGTAACTCCTGATAGCATTCTCGGAACAGGTGCAACTTTTGAAGTTCTTGCTAAAGCATGCGGTTTATTCGTATGGTATAGTGATGGAACTAACGAAGGATGGGCTTGTGTGATGGGCGCTGCTGCAGCTAGCTAACAATAACCACCGAAACCCCTCTCTGGTGAGAATCTTTTCTCTCCCCAAGAGGGGGGTGGAGGTAATAGGAGATAAATGTCAAGTTTTGAAACTCAAATAGAAGCTATAACTGGACTAGATATAGACAGTGTATCAAAGCCTTCGCAGGATGACTTAACTATATTCCTTAATCATAGTATACTGGACATAGTTAATAAGTTAAAGCTAATAAATCCTGGTGGATACGCGCAAATGGCAACAAAAACAGCCGTTGGCAGTGGATCCTCTGCTATAATTGATGGAGATATTATGGCAGTATATGGTACTGAAGTCCAATTAGGTGTAGGAGTGTCGAGTATCACTTTGGACAGCGGGGGTTCAGGGTATGCAACAGCCCCAACTATTACTTTATCTGGGGGCGGGGGAAGTGGCGCTACAGCTACATGTACAATATCTGGTGGCGCAGTAGACGCTATTACAGTTACGGCAACAGGGTCAGGTTATACATCTATCCCAACGGTAACATTTTCCACAGGGAGTGCTAGCGCTACAGCAATTTTAGAAGCAGTAAAGAGCTATAGGAATCCAGCAACTGAAATAGACTTTGAATTAGGATCTATAGCCCTTAACCCAGACAGTATACATTATCAAAGTAAGTTTAACCCTGTATATTTTAGACAGGGTAGAAGTGTATTCATCATACCAGATGGAGGAGAGGTATTACATATAGACCTCCCGATTACTTCATATGATGCCGAAGAGGTTATATCATTGCCAAAGCAATTTCAAAGGAGTATAGTTCTTGGTGCGGCAATAAGATCTTTAGAGAGAAATATTATAGACTCTACAGAGTCAAGTAAGCCGTCTTATAGTTTTGACTCTATTTTCCTAACAGATACAGCAGAGTCATTTGTAGCAACTTTACCTGACATATTAGAATACCCAGAGTTTACATGGGTTGATACTCTATTAATAGAAAAGCATACTGGAGAAATACTGTCTAGAACAAATATAGATACTGAGTTCAATAAGATTATATTTACTCCACCAGTCCTTGAAATAGTTACAATGCCATCACTTCCTACTCTAGACTTAGGATCACCACCTGTTCCTCCTGATGATGTAGATATATCTATAAATTTTAACCAGTCTCCCCCAACATATAAAATGCCAGTTCAGGTGGTAGAAGATTTTCCATCTATTACATCATTCTCGCTCAATGCAAGCACAGTTTTCCCTGCAGCAATGCATTCGCCTTCATTTATTTCCCCAACTGCTGAGTCAACAACTATAGGGTCTTTACCTGCTCCTCCGGTGTATAACCCTCCTAAATTACTGGGAGTGGTAGAACAATTAATGGAGGATACAATAGAGGCAAGTCCTACAGCAGAACTGGGAGATGCTCAGAGTATAGGCCAGTTACTGGGAGCTGCTTGGGACTATATACAGAATGAAGAAGATCCAGAGCAATTTGGCTCTGTTAACCAGTTTATAGGCACTGTTGTCAACCTGTATGGATCTGCAATGCAAAGCTCTATGAATGAATTACAAACAAAGAGTGCAGAATATCAGCAAGAAGTTACCAAGGTGATGACACAGGCGCAAAACGATCAAGCCAAAGCTAATAAGCAGAATGATTTAGATTGGGGTAGAGAAGTAGCTCAATACCAGCAAGAACTTGCACATCATCAGTCTGAAATAGCTAGATTTAATGCTGATGTCCAACAGCAAATACAGGTATGGACTCTGAAGAATCTAACGTATGAAGTTGAGAAATGGAATAAGCAACAGTTGGTTAACTTTACTCAGTTTACCAACGATATGACTAATGAACAGAATCGTTATAACTCTGCTGCAGCCGGATATACTGCTGACTATCAATTGGCCGTTAAAAAGGCAGAACTTGAGAATGTAGACCAATCTACCAAGTATGCAAAGTATGATAAAGATATGGCACTATATGTACAAAGTGTTAATAACAGAATACAAGAGTATCAACAGAATACCATTGCTGCTACACTTGAAGTGTATAAGCATAATAGAGCACAAGCACTCTCAGAGTACACAGCTATTGGTGGGCAAAATATGAATGAATTTAACCAGGCTGTACAAAGAACAAATATTGAGATACAGATAGCACAAGCTGATGCAAGCGCTGCACAAACAGCACTACAGTCCATTATGTCCTCGTCTACTGAGCTTGCTAAAAACAATGAGGCTCAAAGATTGCAAGCCGATATAGCTACATTTACCAATCAATTAAATAACTTTAGCGCTCATCTATCTAGATATGGTGCAGAGGTAGGTAACCAAAATACAGAGCTTACAGCCAATATAAATAAAGTAAATTTAAGGATGACAGATGCTATGAACACATTTAATACTAAGCTGCAGACATATCAATTGGAGTTGCAGTATAAAGAAAAGATCCTAGCTGGATTGAGGATGGACTATGCTCAATCTCTAGGGTTACAACCAAAACAAGGAGAGTAAAAATGGGTACAAAAACGCAAAAGATAGAAAACAAAACAGATGACCTATCAATAGAAAATGGAACTATTGATAGTTCTAGTGATAAAAATGATGATGTAATAGAGGCTTTAAAGGTTCAGTATAGAGAATATACTAAACAGGCAGAGGATGCTAAAACAATGGCATTGAAAGCCTTGGGGGCCCTGGAAGTATTAACGAGTATAAAAGAGCAAGGAGGCAAGGATGGCTAGTAACATAAAATATGCTGTATCGGCAACACCTATATATACAATGAGTGATGCTGAGGCAGCTTCAGATGTAGATGTGATAGCTGCAGATATAGCAAAAACAGTTGGTGGAAGTGGATCTTCTACGTGTGGATATGGAAATATAATAGGATTTGCAAATGATGCGACAGGCACACCCTCCTATACAGATATATCAAGCGCTACTGATTATGATGTGGGGTCAACAGCAGTATCTCTTGGAACATTTACAAGCTCAAAGTTTGTATATATTAAGCATAGCGGGTTCCTATTTGACACGAGTAGCACTTTAGGGCTAGCAACAACTGCAAAGCTCAAAATATGTATGGCTGCCACCATTGCTGATGCTACAACCATTGCAGTGCTTAATGCTGGTGATGCTATAGTATTGCCATACAATGAGGCAGTTACTCCCTCTTTATTTGCTGCAGGTGATGGAGTCGCAATAGCTGTAGAATTCTTTTCTGTACAGGCATCTTAGTGAAAGTTAAGGAAGTTATGGAGTTAGCTGGCGTTACTAAAACCGGTTTAGCTTTAGCCCTTATAAAGGACGCTCTTACAGAGATCGAGTTACTGTCAAAAGAAAATGTTACACAATATACTACTGATCTTACTGCTGAGCAGGCTAATTATAACCTTCCAGCCAATCTTGTAGATGTAACTTCTGTAAAGGTGTTAGATAAAACTTCTAATTATTTCTGTCCTTTGACCAGGGTTATAATAGAAAACTATAAGGAGAAATAATGGGTAGCCATTCTGATAATAGGAGCGTATCTGAAAGATATCAGTATTTTATACGAGGTAGGCAACTTGTAATTATAGAGCAGAGGGATAAAACTGGAACGGCTTTAAATGCGGGTGGATCTGTACCTATTAATGACCTTGCTACAACTGGTGATGATACTCCTCCATATCAAGCTCCATCCGAAACGATAACAAATGGTTTAATGCTTGAATATACATCTATACCAGATACTTCTAGTATGACTGATGAATCAGATGATGTACCATTAAATGATGTTTTAGCCCTTGCAGTGGTCGACTATATGAAAGCTGCAGTCACTGAGGATCCTGGGATTAGAGAATACTATATGAATAAGTTTAATAAAAGAGTCGTTCGATATGTTGAAGGTAGGACTGGTGGATTAAGAAGGGTTCTTGGCAACGCTATGATGAGGTAATATATGAGTGTATGGACAGATAGAAATGGGTCATCAACGACGCCATGGAGTGTTGACGATGATGGTAATGTAACGCAGGCGTGGAGTCTCGATGGGGCTGAATCCATAGGGGTTTCCTCTGCTGCTGGTAATACTATTGGCACGTATGATAGTGCTGCGGCTGCCGCAACAAGCCTACTAGGGTCTAGATATCATCTTTTTGACAATAATGAATTCTTTTTTGGTACAGATAAGGATGTTAGACTGTCCTTTGAAACAGATGGATCTGGAATGTTGATTAAAGTATTTCCCGCACAAAGTTCAAGTGCTACACTTATGACACTCAGGAATGGAGATGTGGATATGGTTAAATACAAGGGAGATAAGTCTGTACAGTTTATAGAGGCAAGCTCACTTCCAGCAAACCCTATTGAGGGCTCTATTATATATTCTGATAATGATTTCTATATAGCTCAAGAATTATTTATATAGCATGGCAATAAGAGACACATTAACCGAAGCTAAGCTAAAGGTAGAAGAGCATAAAACAACTAGTGGTGGGTCAGGCCTTAATGGCTTTGAGACTCAAGCAGATGTAGACAGCTTCTTAAGTACTTATTCTCGTGCATCTATTGCCCAATGTAGAGCTGACTGTAATACAGCTTATAGTGGGAGCCCTAGAATTCAGAGCTTCACACCTGGTAGTATGACTGATACCGAGAAAGCGGATACTGGAGCAGACCAAATAAATAGCGATCTATTTACAGCATATAGCAATAATGCTTCATATGTGGTACATGAAGGTAAAAACGGCAATACTATTTTTGAGGAGGGCACATTATATTGGATGCCATGCACAGGGGCTAATACTTCTGATTTTCTTGACTTTAAGAAACTACTAGAAAGGCATATGGCATATTCATATATTGCGGTAGCAAGTAATTCAACATCTACAGAGATATCAGACTCCCTAGATGACTATGACACATTTAAAGGAACTTTATAAAAGGGGTATATTATGGCAGCAGGATGGAGAAAAATACTAACTGAAAGTAATACAGCAACACTAACCAATAAGACAATAGATGCTGATGGTAGCGGAATGGATATATCTAATATAGATGTATCCAATATGAAAGGATCGGCTATCGTGCTTGAAAGCGAGACTATTGCAAGTAATGATAATGATACTACGCTGGCAACATCAGCAGCAATAATAGATTATGTTACTACTCAAACATCAACAGATATAGATGTAGCATCAGATAGCGGGACTATTGATGTCATCCTAAATAGTGAGACTTTAAGTATAGTTGGTACAGCTAATCAGGTTGAGACCAGTGCTACTGGTACCACTGTTACATTAGGTCTACCTAGTAATGTAACAATAGGAAATGATCTTACTGTTACTGGAAACCTTGATGTCAATGGAACTACCACTACAATAAATACCACTAACTTGGAAGTATCTGACACTGTTATGATCCTACATACTGGTGACACTGGTGCATATGCTGGATCTAAGGCAGATTGCGGAATTACATTTGCTGGTACCAATACAGGAACGCCTACACAGTCTGAAGTAGGAAAGTTGGTTTGGGATTACACTGGGGGAAATATATACGGTGCTTCAGATACCGCAATTGGTACTTTCGTATTGGGTATGACAGCTGGTATTGCTACGTTTTCAGACATAAACAATACTAACATAGCTAGCCAAATGCCAGCACTGAGCTGTGGTGGTACTATACTAAGTGCTTCATCTGGTACGGCATACATAGCAACTGCCACACCGATAGCTGCACAGGATGGCCTGTTAGCATGGAATGGTACTGATCTTTATATTTATGATAGTGATTAAAACAGGGGGAAAAAATGAGTCAATATGTTGGAGCTCAAAACATAACTAGATTGGAGTCTGAATGGGGGATTAGAGATACAGAATTTCTACTCAGACTTATAATGACATCAAAAATAGATGGATCTGACCTTGAGGTAGCATCAGATGTTGTTAAAAAGATAAAAGCATTACATGCAAAAATAGTTGGTCAAAAGGTGACTATATAATGGCTGGTTGGAAGAAAATATTATCACAACCTACCTCTGCTGATATAACGGTTCCAGATGATTCAGGTTCAGTAGCTCTTACAGGAACTGCAACAACACAGGCATTTACATCTATAAGTACAACGGGCACTAGTTATTTTGGTAATGGTTTTAGTAGTGTAAACTATCTTGAGGGTACTAGTATAGTTAAGCTTCAGTATAATGGAGCCAGCAGTACAGTTGAATTTGCCTATAATGATGGAATGGATGCTACGAGTGATGGATTAATTAAGTTAGCAGGCCCTGTTGCAACAGGTGGTGAAACAGGTAACGAACTGATTAGGCTCCCTATTGCCAGTGGAACAGTAGCTCTAACTTCAGATATTACAGGCACAAATAGTGGTACTAATACGGGGGATGTATGTACAACTAATCATACAGCTGCAGGATATATAACCTCAGTAGCGGATGATACAAGCCCACAACTTGGAGGTACATTGAACCCAAATGGAAATAGTATTGCAGGTACCTCATCATTTGAGATTGGCTTGTCTACAGAAAGTGCCAGCAATAAAACCCTTACTATACGATCGCAAAATACAGGGTCAGGCGCTGGTATATTATGGTTGAATGTGGATGAGATGGCGACATCTAGCGTATTTAAAGATGAGGATACCATGCTATCCAACAGTGATACTGCTATGGCTTCACAGCAATCTATTAAAGCCTATGTAGATGACAAGACAAAATATCATTACCATTTTATAAAAGTAGGCTTTAACTACAGCTATATAGGTGGGACAAGAGTATTCCTCCCAACCCCTGGAGCAGAGTCTACAAGAGAGCTTTCTTCAGCTTCTGGTGGCCCAGAAACTTTTACATGGATATGCCCTTACGATGGCACATTAGAAAGGGTACAAGCAAGGTCAGAAGAAGTATGTGGTAGTAGCATTATTGGTTTTTGGCATACAGCTAATCAAGTAGAAATTGCTGGACCATTTCCAACAAGCGAAGTTACTGTAAATATGTCGGTTGATGATACCACTTATGAGTTTGACTTTACAGGGGAGACTAATACATTCTCTAAGGGCGATATTATTATGTTTTCTTTTGACCCAGCTAATGATGCAAATGATGTTCACTTTATGATAACGCTTAAACTGGATGTTACTACATGATACAAAGTATAGAAGAGATAGCAACTTGGACATCTGCGCCATCTTACAGTAGTAACAATGCAACCTTAAGAGCTACAACTACAGTAACAGCTAGTAAGGCTTATACAACAACAGAACAAACCATGTCTGTCAGCCTGAATAAAGGTGATTTAATCATACCAGGCTTTCAATATATGCTAGGTACTTCTGCTAAGTGGTATGGAACATTAACAATAGTAATTAAAGAAGCATAATGATAAAAGGAGTTATGAAATGACAGTGACAGTAATTAGACACAGAAATCCAAATGAGGATGCCGATAGCGTCTCTAATTCTTACGCTAAAGCTGTGAAAGATGCTATAGCCAGTGCGACAACTGGCAATATACAAATCTCTTCAGCATGGGATGCAGCTAGTGGGTCAATCATTACCACTATATTAGATTTTACGTAGTGATGGTCGATACACTGAGGACATCAGCGGCAGGAATAGGAGGCTTTTGGCTTTCTATGTGGGGGTGGCTACCAGAGACAGTAAGTTTATCTGTAGGTATAGCTACTTTCATTTATCTTATTATAAAGATAAGCAAGGAACTGAAAACAACGTAGGGAGAAACTATGGCTAAGAACAAGGTGAGAAGAGCTATCATAACACCTGATAAGCACTTCCCTTATGAAGATAAGCCAGCAATACAAGCTTTAATAAAAGCTATAAAGCTTGTAAAACCAGACATTTATGTAGATCTGGGTGATGTTGGGGAATGGGAATCAGTATCAATGTGGAAGTGGAAAAGAAGGAAACAGCCACCGCTAGAAGTAATGATACCCGATGTAGAGAAAGACATTGAGGATGTTAATAGGGGTATGGATCAGATAGATCATGCCTTAGATAAAGTGAAATGCAAAGAGCGTCACTTTACTGAAGGGAACCATGATAACTGGCTTAATAGGTTTGTAGAGAGA